TAGTGAGGTTATACCATTATCACTTGAATTAATTAAGACAATGACCAAAGAGCAAGTTGCGGAGAGGCTACCGGAAATTCAAAAGTTTATGAGCCAAAACCCTAAAAAGAAAAAATAATTATAAGGGGGCAAATTATGTTAAATTTAAAAAATATGGATTTTATGCAAGAGCATAATTTAATCACATCATTAAAAAAACTTAGGATAATTAATATCCAAAGATTTACAATAGATAATTTCATTCCCACAATTTGGAGCGCACAACTATTAGTTAGTTTAAAAACCGCGTTAGTATATGCGCAACCATCAGTTATAAACACAGATTATGAGGGCGAAATTAGTGTATACGGCGACACAGTAAAAATTAATGGTATTGGCGAGGTTACAGTTGGCGATTATGTAAAAAATACCAACATGGCAGATGCCGAGGCATTAACAGACAATTCAAGAACACTTGCAATAACACAATCTAAATACTTTAATTTCCAAATAGATGATATTGACACCGCACAACAAAACCCAAAAGTTATGAGCCAAGCAATGACCGAGGCAAGTTACGCACTAGCAAAAATTGCCGACCAATTTGTTGCTAATATGTATACAGAAATTGCCGTAAGTAATCAAATAGGAGTTACCGGCACACCAATTGTATTTACCGCCGTTACAGATGCATACGACAGTTTAGTAGATTTATCCATTTTACTTGATGAAAGTGACGTACCAACAATGGGAAGATTTGTAATTGTTCCATCATGGTTTCACGGTTTATTGTTAAAAGATGATAGATTTATAAAAGCCGGCGACCCATCAAGTGAGGCAACAAGAATTAATGGTTTAGTTGGTGAGGCAAGCGGATTTATGATTTTAAAATCTAATCAAGTACCATACACAACATCAACAACAGAATTTAGAATTATTGCGGGTTACAATGGAGCATGGAATTATGCAGAGCAAATTAATGACGTTGAGGCATACAGACCGGAGAAACGATTTGCCGATGCGGTTAAGGGGTTAATGCTTTACGGTGGTAAAGTAATTAGACCCGATGCACTAGCATTATTAACAGTTAATAGACCATCTCTATAAAATTACAAAAGTAACCTAAAAGTATTATTTTAGTCAAGAGTATATATTTTTAGGTTATTTTAATAAAAGGAGGGTAATTATGGCAAGATTATTAATAGCACCCGAAACATTAGTTAAGGGCGTATGGTTTAGTTTAATAGCACAACCAATTGCGATAACATCAACAGAGGTTACAAGTGGCGTATATATAGATGCGGGATTAAGTGAAAGATTATTAATTAAAGTAACCCAAACAAACGCAACCGCCCACGATATAATCATAAGGTCAATTTATGGCGCGGACGATGACTTTACACAAGAAATAGGAGCAACAACCGGCGATAGTGTATTAATGATTGAAACAATGCGCTATGAGTGGCAAGGCGGAGTTGACAAGGGCAATATAAATATTGATTTTGAAACCGGATTTGTTGGCACAATAATGGTATTGAAAACTTTAAAATAATTTACATGAGAGATGCAACAACTTTATATAAATTTTAAGTTGTTGCATTTTTTAAAAAATTAAAGGAGGGTAAATTATGGCATCAAGTTTAATAGTTCCCCAAACCTTAGTAAATACCGGACTACTTGCAACGTATGAAGTTGCTAACGTAGATGGTAATTATTTTGTAAATGATGGTAAAAGAATATTACATGTAAAAAATGCCGGAGCGGTTACATGCACAGTAACAGTTGATGCGGTTGCATTGGACAATTTTGGATTTGCCGGGCATGATTTAGTTTTTACAGTTTTAGCCGGAGCGGAATTAATTGCCGGGTATTTTAGTAAGAGGCGATTTAATGATACAGAGGGCGAAATTAATATAACTACAAGCGTACAAACAAGCGTTACCCTAGCGGTATTAAAGGCGGTGTATACAATATGACACAGAGTACAAAAGGCACATTAGGAACACCATTAACGTATGTAAGCGCAACCGCATTAGTAAATTATGTATACAATAACGGCGATACAATATTATTTGTTAAAAATGGTAGTGCATCTCCAATAACGGTAACAATTGACAGTAGAGAATTATGTAATCAAGGTATAGACCACGATATTGTTGTAACCGTGGCAAATGCAACAGAAAAGGCAATAGGCATGTTTAATAAAAATAGATTTAACGATGGTACAAGTTCAATTAAATTTACATTGTCAAGTTTTACCACAATAAGTTATGCGAGCGTTGAGGTTCTAACGTAAGGGAGGCGAGAGCATGGCAATTATATACGCAACACCGCAAGACGTTGCCGATTATATGGGCGTAACCCTTGCATCATTACCCGATGATATTGAAACCCTTATAGCGCGCGCACAAGAGTTTTTAGACTATTGCACATTAAATAAAGTCTATGATGAATATGCAAACGCAGACGTAACCGCAATAACAGACCCGATTATTGAAGATGCAATGAAAAGAGCCACATGCGCACAAGTACAATATTGGATATTAACAGACCCAAATTTTGACATAATAAATAATGGAAATATTACCGGGTTTAGCGTTGGTAATTTTAGTATGAGTTATGGAGATGCAACCGGAGCGGGCGGGAATGTTTTTACAGTATTAGCACCAAGAGCGCAAAGGATTTTATTTTTAGCCGGGTTAATGTATAGAGGAGTTTCAAGTTGTCGCGGATATGTTGGAGCGGATTGGGGGCATTTATAATGTTTACCATACCAAATTTTTTATTAAATCAAGATGCAACAATTGCGTTGCATAGTGGAAATAATGCATATGGAGATATTTGGGAAAGTCCAATAGCGGTTAAATGTAGATTTGAATTTATGGCAACCCAAGTAATAGACACAAATGGTAATGAGGTAACAAGCACCGCAAGAGTTTTTATAAATACGCCAACAGTAATAACCGCCGAAAGTAAAGTTGTATTTGATGGGATAACCTATACAACCATAATTGCCCAAAAACAATTTGCCATGAAAACTTATTCGCATACCGAAATTTCATTAAAGAGTATTGTATAATGGCAACCGAATTTAGTATTAAAAGCAATTTAGATATTGAAACGGCAACCCGAAAAATGCAAGCCGGCGGACTTAGAGCGGTAAAAATTGGAGCGGAAATATTATTATGGAAATCAAAAAATAGCGTACCACATGACAAAGGAACATTGGAAAATAGTGGGTCAACATCAAGCGATGCGAGCGACCCAAACAAACCAATTGCATCAACTTTTTACGATACGCCATACGCGGTAAGACTTCACGAACACCCGGAGTATAGATTTAAAGGCAAAGGGCGTGGGAAGTGGTTACAGACCGCAAAGGACGAGAGCGGAGCGGTAATATTAGAAGAAATGGCGCGCATTATGCGTGAGGCAATGAAATAAAAATTAAGGAGATGGAGAAAAATGGCGGGAAGTTTTAACAATTATTTAGAGGCAAAAGTATTGGATTATGTATTTGGAGCAACCGCATTTAGTTCACCGGCTACCCTATATGTGGGAATATCCACAAGCACAATAGCAGAGGCGGGAACGGGCATAACAGAGCCGGTTGGCGGAGGCTATGCGAGAATAACAGTTACTAACAATAAAACCACATGGACAGTTGCAACCGGTACACCAACAGAGGTAAGCAATGCCATAATAATGACATATGCACAAGCAAGCACAAATTGGGGAATAATTACAGACTTTTTTATTAGTGATGCATTAACATTAGGTAATATTTTATGTTACGGTTCACTAACAATAACAAAAACAATATCCACGGGCGACACCGCATCATTTGCAATAGGAGATTTTGATATTAGATTAGACTAAATAAATTGGAGGTTGATTAAGCCGACCCAAAAAGGGGTTGAGTAAATGGCAATAATTACAAATGGATTAACATTGTGGTTAGATGGTATTGATTTTATAAATAGTCCACCAACAACCACATGGATTGATAAAAGCGCAGAGGCAAACAATGGAACATGTAGTAATTTTTTATGGACAACCGCGAGTGGGTCAGATGGAGCGGGCGGGGTTAAAATTATTGGCGATGATTTAGTTAGCATTGCAAATGTTGCATCTTTAAATAGTAATTTTATTACATGTGAGGTCAAAGTTAAAGTTGGCGCATCATATCCGGCATTAACGGCAACAATGATGGCAAAGGATAGCGGAACGGCGACACCGTGGAGATTTGCAATGACTTCTACCGGCGGAACGGTAATTTTTATTGGAGCGGTTGCGGTATTGTATTCCACGGGAGTTGTAGCATTAAATTCCACAACTCATATTGGGTTTACCTATGATGGCGCAAACGTTAGGATTTATTGGAATGGAGCGCAAAACAATTTTGTTGCAAAAACGGGGAATTTACCACAAGCAACCGCACCCGTAACAGTTGGTAATATAACCGCAAGGAATAGACCGCTAGATGAAACAATTTATATTGCAAGATTATATAATAGAGCATTAACCGCACAAGAAATATTAG